TACCTTGACTATTCTTTTTAGTTCATCGGTCACATCGATAATCTGTACCAACGACCCGCCATTGATCAGAGCGGCTTCCCTAATTTGGCAAGCCTGTGAACTGTTCCTTTTAAATAGTAGTGCTTGACTTACATTCTGCACAGTTACACCGAATGCCTTGGCCAACTTAGCCTTACCTGTAGCATTCAGTTCAATCTTCTGTCTGATTTTCTTTTCCATATATAAACTCTGATTAAAATTATTCTTATCTTTGAGGCTGTTTCACTTAAACATGCTGCAAACTTACAGAATATTCTGATATGAACAAAGAAAATAAAAATGCAGAAATTTCTGCAAGAATAGCGGAAATCTTGCAATATACAGGTGATACGCGTAACGGCTTCGCTGTTAAGCTTGGATACGAACGTGCCCAAACGGTTTATGATGTCATGAATATGAAGTCTGCACCAAGCTATGACTTCTTTCGACGTTTTTCTACATCAGAATATTCTGATACAATAGATTTAAAGTGGTTGCTCTCTGGTGAAGGTTCCATGCTTCGTGATGACCATCAAATACAATCAGAATCATTGCAGTCGACAGTTCAACAAGAATTATCGGGCGAAGCTGCTGCATATTATAGGTTATACGAAAAAAAAGATGCTGAAGTAGGCATGCTCAAAGAACAAATAGGTGCTTTAAAAGCTAAACTCGCTCAATACGAATCGCAGCCAGAAGTTAGCAAAGATAATCTTAAGGGTTTAGACTCTGTGAAGAATGCTTCTACAAAGAAACCTTCTTCGCCAAATGCCGACAATGTGATCTCTGTCACTGCCCCATGAAAAAAGAACTTAAGAGAATATATATAGAAAATAACTAGATATACAACCTCTAAATAGTCTTTAAGCCTGCAATATTGGAATAAAAGAGTATATCTCAAATTAAAAACATATGAACAGCACATTATGGTAAGAAGCGAATACGATTTTAATAAAATAGTGAAAGCTCTTGAAGGTATAAAAAGCAGATTAGACAGGAATAGCGGAGTAAAAGCAGAACTTATATATAAAGCTAAAGATTTAGATAAAGTCCTGTCCGCAGGAACTATCGAGCAAGATACCTCTATTATATCCATCCCAGGGGATAAGCATGTAAATGAAACATTTGCTTACTATCTAGAAAATGAAGGTTTGGTAAAACTCAGAGTATCAAAAGAAGGAATCACATTTATTCTTACTCCCAAAGGACACACTTTTAAAAAGTATGGTGGCTTCACTGCTCTCCAAAAGGAGGAAGATGATAAATTAGAAAAAGAAAAAACTCGGCAAAATCTATGGAAAGTTGGTGGTTGGATATTTGCTATTTTCACTCCTTTCCTTTATAAGTTTATCGAGTTTCTCTTCGATCGATTTAAGTCTCTGTTCGATTTTTACAGCTTTTAAGGCTATCTCGGGTATAGCCATTGAGCATCTAC